ACTGGGTCTCGAGCTCCTGGGTAACGAGGTTGACGGTTTCGACAGCTTGGGTGCGAGCGGCTTCCATTGTGAGTGTTATACACTATCCTGAGAAAATTATTCGAATGAGAGTTTCTCCTTTTCGACGAGTTTTTTAAACTTCTTCTTTTTGATTGTTTTTGTTTTCGAGAAGAGTTGTTCATCATCAGATGACTCTTCACTAGAGCTGTTCTCGGATTCATACTTCTTAAACTTGTCATCTGAGAATGTCCATGCTTCAGGCTCTGAGGTGCTCATTACTATTAATGGCATTTTTTAACATCTGTTCTGTCGGATTTTGGGGAATCCATGAATCCCAACGATCATACGCTTGGTTCATAAGAACAAATCGTTCATCGGTACCGGTGTACCTCTCGAAAGGTGGGCAATCTTCGTGGTCAACTTCCTCGATGTCATCCTCATCGGAATCTTCCTCGTCGTACAACTCTGGAAAGAGTGTACCTATATCTTGACCAACTGTGTACATCGCACAATACTTCATGGCATATTCTATGTCTTCTGGAAGTACAGTATCTCTTCCACAAGCTTTAGAATATTCAGATGCGAACAACATACTCTTTTCCATCACGGGTAGAAGAATATCAATCATACTCTTGACATATTCTTCCGCCATCTGCTCCCCATTGCCATTACCAAATCCCGTTTGCATATTCATTTTTAGTATTTGACGTTAAAAAGAGTTTCTGCAATTCCCCCACTTACGCGTAAAATATTGAAACTCTCTGCATACACTCGCACTTGTCTCGCAAAATCAGGGCTGGTTGTGAGATTCATCTTAAGAATCTGCTCTTTTACCAAACTCATATTGATCTGTCCAGTTGGATACCACTCTTCTGGCTGAAGTGCGAAACTGTAGGAGTAGAACCTTCGAATCAATTGTGTTTTAGAGTGATGGATTGCTCCTTGTATAGCCTTAAGGAACACGACATTCCCAGTATCTCGTGTGATGATATCTTGGCCATCGAGGGACAATGTGAGATAATCCAAGTTCTCATACAACACGAGTTTGTCGTCTACGACTGAATACAGATTGTCGTAATCGAATGGTGTTACAAAGTTACCTTGTGTAACCCCATCACCCGTAGTTCCCTGTCTCTGAACAACAAAGTACAACTCTTTCACTGGGTTGACAAACTCAAGCTTGAATGTACCTTCATTTACACCAGCACCGAGATCGAAGGTGTTTTGTTGGATTTGTGTAATCAGATAGTCCCTCTTAGCGTTTTGTATTTGCATCCTCTCAGCACAATCAAGATAGACAACTTCTGTACACAATTTGAAATCCGAAATCTGTACGTCTTGCTCGAGTGTTTCATAATTTCCATTCACCTTTATCACGATGTCCTGAGCATTTCTCAACTTAAATTCAACCTCAACTTCCTGATTTTCTATGGCGCATAGGGGTATCGCCAATTCTGGATGTTCATAAAAATAAAATGGAAGATCGACAAAAAAATTTTCATCAGTGCCTAAACCGAGTGTATTGTGAATGATTATACCAGCATTACCAACGACTTGAGAAACGAGTTTGTCCGAAGTTCTCAGTGGGTATTTGCCAATCAACTGCTCAAGAGCCTTTTGTTTCGTTTGGGTGACATAATGTTCGGAATAAATCTGTAAATAGTCACTGGTAAGTCGTTGTACAACTTTACCACCAATGAGGAGGTCTACATAATCTATGAGTGCGTGACCTACGGATTCGATGTACACCATACTACTACTCAAAGCTGGAAGAGTGAACTTTACACTCAACGTCTTCAAAAGATCACCCTGATTTTGGGGAACTCTGAAGCGAACTTTACTCCCGAAGTTTACTTGATTTTCTGGATCCAGGTCAACAAACTGTGTAGAAAAGTTTGAATGTTTCTTGAAACTTTCTACAAAATAACTGTAGTCTGGGTTCAATGTAAAAAACTGCTCTTGGGGTCCAGAGGCAGCAAGTTGAACTTGTCCAGCCATTACTACTATATCTATCTAAAATTTTAATCCCGCTAAACCACTTTCAATTCGTAAGACGTTGTAATTCACTGCGTATATCCTCGTGTTGTTATCATCCACCTGATTTATTGGATTGATCTTAATTGTAAAAAGTTTGTGTGAAATGCGACTCATATTTACCTGACCAGTTGGGTAAGGTGATTCTGGTTTAAGTGCAAAGGAGTACATACCAAACTTCGCTGGACCGAAGGTGTACTGAGAACTATTGAAAGGTGCAGATGGTGTTGTTTCAGCAGCTAATGGACAGTTCACATGATGTTTGAGGGATTGTTCATAGACTAAAAAATTTGTATCCCTTTTGAAGACAACCTCGTTGTTGAATTTCAACTCTGCAGTCGTTATAGTGTTGTACTCATTTGGATAGTTATTTTGAACAGACTCTTCAGATTGCGAAACAAAGTAAAGTTCTTTGACTGGGTGAGTAAAGTTGAGCATGACTGATTTTTCATTCTCACCAGCTTTCATTTTGAATTGTGAAAGTTGAACTTGTGTGATGATGTAATCAAGTGGTCGAGACATCAAAAAGTTCTTCTCGTCGGGAGTCACATATACGAACTCAGTATCGATCGAAAACTTTTGGATAGAACTGATAACCCCCGAAGAAGCGCCACCAAATATGAGTTCCGCGAGGGGTCTGAGTTTGATACGAACTTCGACGAGTTGTTTCGTCAACGCACAAGTTGGTATAGCGAGGGATGGATTTCTGTAGAAGTAAAAGGGAAGATCAAGGAAATACGTGTAATTTGTTCCGGATTGATAACTCAGCACATTCCCATGACCGTTTAAGAAATACAGAGTTTGTTCAATATCATCATTTGTGTTATGAAGTTGTTGATGCATATAGATATATTCTCCTGTAATCTTCTCTATTGGCTGACCTCCAATGAGAAGTTCAGCGTGCTCTATGAGGTGAGTTATCACAGAGGGACACCATATAGTCGTATTTTGACCCCCTGCATCGGGGGTTGGGTCCTGTAGCGTGACCTTGAGTGTAAAGTTCCTGATGAGATCACCTTTATCATTCGGGATTTTACATGTCACAGTCCTTCCAAAGTCAAGTTGTCTATCGAATTGACTCTCTACAAAGTCAAATGCAAACCTGGTGTGTCTCTTGAAATTTGTCAGGAAATACGAAAATTGTGGTTCACCTGTGAGCCATTGGTCTTGGACTCCAGTGGCGGCGAGTCTCAGACGACCAGCCATTCCTACTCTATATGAGTAAAATTTTGGTAAATAAAACGAGACACTAAAAGTAGAATGAACCTTCAGTTGAGGAAATTCAAACCCGAGACGATAACAGACGACAGGGTATGTGTTTTCATAGGTAAGCGTAATACGGGTAAATCGACACTCGTGAAAGACATCATGTTCCATAAGAAACATCTACCAGCGGGTATAGTGCTTTCAGGAACAGAGGAGGGAAATCACTTTTACTCTGATTTTATCCCAGACTTGTTCATTTACGGCGACTACGATCGCGACGCTATAGAGAGAGTCATGGCGAGGCAACGTAAATTGGTGGGTGCAGGAAAAACAAATTGTGGAGCATTCATGCTTTTGGATGACTGTATGTACGATTCAAAGTTCCTTAAGGACACGTGTATTCGTCAGTGTTTTATGAATGGTCGTCACTGGAAGATCTTCTTTATGTTGACCATGCAGTATGTGATGGATCTTCCCCCAGCTCTTCGTGCGAATGTTGATTATGTCTTCATCCTCAGGGAAAATATCATTCAAAATCGTGAAAAGTTGTACAAATCCTTCTTTGGTATCTTCCCCTCTTTCGACATGTTCTGCAAGGTGATGGATGCGTGTACAGAAAACTACGAGTGTCTCGTGTTAGACAATACAGTAAAATCTAACAAGATTCAGGATTGTGTATTCTGGTACAAGGCGTCGATTCGAAAAAACTTTAGGGTTGGTGGTCCGGATCTGTGGAGACTTCACAAGAAGATGTACAATCCCAAACATCTGGAACAGAAGGAGGATGACGCTAAGAAGGCGACGAGAAAGACAAGTCTCAAAATCACAAAGACGCGTTGAGTGTTGAATTCAAAAACATATGACTATACTAAATGGCCTCTGATCAAGTACACACCATGAATCTTTCTGACGACGGAGAGGGAATGGTTCCTCTGCATGACAATCCTTCTACGTCTTTTAAAGCTGAAAAAAATATGAGTCAAAGTAAAGAGACGATGGATTCTACTCCCATTAACGATATTATGATGGAACCCCCTATGATGACTGACGAGCCCCGTATGCAGGGTGTTATGCCCCAAATGACCGCTCCCCAACCCCAGGGCGCTTACCCAGCTCCCCAAGCTCCTTCCGAGCCCGAGAAGAAGAACCCCCTGAATCTCACAGATGATCAACTCACCGCCCTCGTCGTCGCTGCTTGCACCGCC